CTAACCGTGTGCGGTTCTCTGACCCCGTCCTAGCAAACCAAGTGCCAGATACATGGGACGAGACTGACCTCACTAACAGTGCTGGCTTCAATGACCTCGTACAGATGAAGACACCCATAATGGATGGTGCCACACTAGGTGCCAACTTCCTTGTGTATTCCCAAGACCAAGTGTGGATGATGGAGTTCGTAGGCGGTACGTTTATCTTTAACTTCCGTAAGGTCTTTGATGATGCCGGCGTAATCAACCAGAACTGCATCGTGGAAGTAGAAGGGCGCCACTACGTCTTCGACCAAGATGACATCTATGTGACTGATGGCAACACCCGTCAAAGCATATGTGACGGTAGGGTCCGTAAGTACATCTTTGGTGGCATGGACACCTCCAAGACCACTGAGTGCTTTGTGGTCCACAACAGTGCCCTAGAAGAGATATACTTCTGCTACCACACAGGCGACGATATGGCCCTGTACGCAGATGGAACCCATTGCAACCGTGCAGCTGTCTACAACTACAAAGAGGACGTTTGGTCCTTCCAAGACCTCCCTAACGCAGTCAGCGGCACAGAGGCCTCAGTTGACAGTGTGTTCTCATATGCTGATGCAACCCAGACCTATGATGACATTGGTGGCTCCTACCACGACCAAGAGAGCCAGAATACTCGTAGGTCTCTGCTTGTGTCCTCCACTGGTGGTGGCATTGCAGACAGTAAGCTCTACGGTATCGACCTAGTGGACCAAGGCAACTTAGCTCAATCAGTAGACACTACAGTCTCCTCTCCGTTCCTACTGGAGCGTGTAGGAATAGACCTAGATGACGTTGGCATCCCCCTCAGCGGCTACAAGGTAATCTCCAAGGTTTACCCACAGATGTCTACAGTCAATGCAGATGCCACCTTTGGTTTTACCTTTGGTGCTGCTGACACTCCCAATGCCACTCCCAACTACCAGACTGAAGTCACCTTTGACTCCTCTGATGACTACAAGGTGGATACACGGATTGCTGGTAGATACCTGTCCTACAAGTTGACTACAGCAACTCTGAAGGACTTTGCGTTGAGTGGTATGGACGTTGAAGTTGTAGTCACAGGTCGGAGGTAACTCATGTCACTATCTGACAAGATCAACATGCTGGTGTCCCCTTACACGAGACGCCAAGCACCAAACCTCAACCCCGACTTCTTACCAAACTACCTGCAAGAAGAACTACGAGAACTAGAGGCCTCTGTGAGGTCTCTGAGTGACGCAAGTGTTCAAGTGGCAGACAGAGCACCAGATAGCCCCCGTAAGGGCATGGTTCGCTATGCAGTGTCTCCTTGGAACCCACTAAACAATGGGACACAGGGGCTAGTTGTCTACAACGGCACAGCTTGGGTTGCAGTCTAACACTTCTATAAAGAACAAAAGGAATATAATATGTGGGGCGCAATAATCGGCGGTGCCATGGGCCTTATGGGCGCAAACAAGCAAGCCAAAGCACAAGACAGAGCAACAGAAGCCCAAATGGCTGGCTTTAGACAGTACGAACCTTATGTGGACGCTAACCTATCTGGAAGTTCTGCCGCTTTAGATGGCGTGTTATCAACTGGTGCATACACTGGTCAAACCCTAGCTGGCCCAAACCAGTTCCAGACTGGCACTGCCACCAACATGGGCAACATCGGCTCTAACCTCCAGAACTCTGGTTACGCCATGATGGGCAACACGTCTGGCTTTGGCTCCAATGCCAACTCCCTGTTCAATCAGTACCAAGCCATGGCCAACTCTGCACAAGGTGATCGTCTCGCTACAGCCATGGACTACGCTAGTGCCAATGCAAACCCATTGGTTGACGCTGCGATGCGTGATGACCGCCGCAACCTACAAGAGAACACACTGACAGGCATCGACCTTGCAGCGAGTAACTCAGGCAACATGAACTCCAGCCGTGCTGGTGTTGCTGAAGCAGTAGCCAATCGCGCCTTCGATGACCGCCGTGCTGATGTCGCCTTAGACGTACAGGACAGGCTCATTGACCGCAGCCTTGCCCAACAGGCACAGCAGTTCTCTGATCGTGGTAATGCGTTGCAGGGTGCAGGCATGGCCAACGAAGGCATCCAGAACGCGTACACCCAAGGTCTCAATACACTGGGGCAGGGTGCCAACTTCGGTATGAACGCAGGCAACTCCCTGCAAGGCTATGACCAAGCGGCACTCAATGATGCACAGGCTGCTTTTGAGCGCCAGCGTGACTTTGAGATGCAGCAGCGTCAGGGCTACCAGTCTGGTATTCTAGGGCAGGCTCCTAACTCAAGCCAATCTGTCCAAGCCAACAGGGTTGACCCATTCCAAGCTGCCATGGGCGGTGCCATGAGTGGCTTTGGGTTCCAGCAGCAATACTTCCCTCAGCAGACATCAACGGCTCCTACATCTAGTCTGCGCCCACAGATGCGCCCATTTTAGGAGGAGGTAGATAATGTCACGATTTCCACAGTCTCTCCTAGAAGACCCAAACGTAATTGAAGTTGCTGCCAGCATGAACATGACGCCAGAGCAGTACCTCCAGTCAATCCTAGATAGACCACAGTCTCCTATACTCAATACTTTAGAGGCTGGGCCTCGCATGGACACTGGTCCAACAGTTGCAACTCAGCCAGCTCCAGTTTTAGAACCTGCACCTGCTCTTTCTAGCGGTAACGGTTCAGTGAATTTCTCAGACCTGCAAAGAGCTAACCTTGCTCTAAGCGCCACCGAGGGTGACAGGTCAGGTGCATATCAGCCCTACGATTATAATCAGGGGGCAATAGCGGAACCTCTCCCAGTTCAACAGGCAACAGTAATTGATGGCACTACACCTATGTTACAGCCCAACCCTAACGAACAAGCTGGTGCTAACTTTGACCCAGTACAGGCTCCTGTAGACTTTGCGGCAATGGAAGCTCAAAACTCTAAGAGCCCCGTGCTCATCAACACAACCACTCCAGCCCCTACCACTACAACAGCAGCGCAGACACCAGCATTAAGTACAACATCAAGTACAACTGCCACTCGTACCCCAGCCCTCTCAAGAGGCGCAGGTAATATGACAGCTAATGCCCGTGGTTCCGCTTTAGGTATGGTGCCAAGAGGCGAAAGCCTTATCCGCATCGGTGGTGCTATGTACTCAGGTGCTCTTCAAGGCGATGGTCTTGGTGCCGCTACTCGTGAGTATGGTTCCATACAGGATGCCAACCGAGCTGCGGAAGTTGCAGCTGCTAAACAAGCAGAGGCAACACGCATTGCAGAGCTTAGGGCTAGAGGTACTGGTGCTGGTAAAGCAGGCAGTAAATCAACCGAAGGTGCTGGTGATCTAAGGTTTGGCATCTCCAAACTACAAACTGCTTTGGGCATGATCAGAGGATCAGATGGAAGCCTCACTGGTCTTAATCCCTCCGCTCTATTTGATCGTTTCATGGGTAAGACTATCGGTAATGAGCAAGAAGCCCAGCGCTTATTCTTAAACGAGATCGGTCTTGACTCCATAATGAAGCGTGTCGCTGAGACCAAAGGCGCAATCTCAAACGCCGAGATGGCACTGTTTGGGCGTCAAGTTCCGCAACTTGGATCACAGGAAATTGTTTGGGAGCGTTGGCTCCAACGTCAGCTACAGATGGCAGAGCTACTACTTGCTCGTGCAGAAGGCGGCATAACTGTTGATCCAAATGCTCCATTATCTCAGACCATGCCGGGTCTATCTGGCGGCGGTGGCGCTGGATCATCCAATATGTCTGCTGCTGACGCCATTGTTGGCATTTAAGACTAACACGAGGAAGAACTATGGCTGAAGTCAATAGGATCGAGAAGTACGCCGAATGGCTCGTACAGAACAAAGACAAGCAGGGTACACCTGAGTTTGCTACTGTTGCCGAAGCGTACAAAACTATGCGTTCTGAGGCTTCAGCACCTACACAGGCAAATACAGAAGTTGACACCTCGCTCTCAGGCGCAGCCAGCTACGGTGTAGACCAAGCTGGTGCCATGGTCGGCAAGGGTATCCAGTCAGCTGGTGAGCTTACAGGCATCGAGTCCGTTGAGAACTACGGTCAAGAGATGGCCCAGCGCAACGAAGCTGAGATGGCTGCATCCAACTACCAGCGGCCAGAAGGTGCAGATGGCATCATTAGCAACCTCCGCGAAGGCGACCTTGCCAACGCTGGTAAATCCTTAGCCTATGGTGTTGCTGAAGCAGCTCCACAGGTCGCTGGTGGTGCAGCTGCATCTATCGGCGCTGGGCTTGCAGCAACCACTGCCCCAGTCATCGGTACAGGCCTTGCCCTCGCTGGTACTGCCTATGGCGTGACGAATGCCCTTGGTGCTAACCGTGCCGAGAAGGAAGAGCAGGGCCTTGATCCCACTGCCACAGCCACAGACCTTGCGTCTGCTGTAGCCTCTGGACTTGTAGAACTTACGCCTCTCAAGGGCGGTGGTGCTACACTGAAGTTCCTCCGTGAAGGCGTACAAGAAGGCGTACAAGAGGGCTTGGTGATCGGTGGCACTGCTGTCCAAGGTGGTGAGTATGTACCACAGGAAGTTCTTGAGCGTATGGGTGATGCTGCCCTCATTGGCGGCACTGCATCCAAAGGTATCAGCACTGTTGTAAACACCGTGTCCAAGACAGGCGAGGTTATCTTTAAGCCTAAAGAAGACCTAGACCCTGAGACAACCCAAGCTGCATCTGATGTGTCTGCATTGTTGCAGCGTGTTGCTGATGAGAACGGCTACAACCTCAAGGATATTGACACCAGCTCCAAGAAAGGTGCCGACCAAACACTTGCAGGTGCTCGTTCAGAGTTAGCCGAGCAAGTAAAAGGTGCCGTAAAGGAGCTGAAGAGAAAGGGCCAATACCAAGCTCTAAGTTCAAATGATCAGGCCATCTTTGACAGCGCCGTATCTCAGTCTAACGGTAAAGTTGCAGCTACAGTCACCAAAAAGAACTTTGACTTCATGCAAGATCGGTTTGGCAACACAAGTGAGGGGCAAGCACTCCTCAATGCCTTCCGCCGCTCCAACATTCTGACTGAAGTCTACGCTGGTGGCCTAAAAGGCGGTGTGTCCAAGTTCACTGATATGTTTAACCCACTGCCTTCTATTGGCAGAGCGTACAACCCAGCTGGCATGGTAGCAGGCAACATCAACACTGGTGCAGCCTTAGCAACTGGTGGTCAATCGTTAGCAGCACAGATACCTCTCGTAGTTGGTGGTCGTGCCATCGATGCAGTCACTGGACGCAGGTCCAAGGTCAACCGTTTCATCAAGAAGAACAGAGGCGGTGATGGTCTTGCTGATCCTACAGCTCCAGCAGCTCGTGATTTAGTGCAAGAGACTAAAGATCGTAGAGCTGCGCAATTAGAAATTGCTGCTCAAGACAGATTGGACAGGAGAAACGCGGCAGATGCTAGACGCGATGCAAAAGACGCAAATCGTGCGGCAAAAGAGCGTGTAAAAGATGCTGAGAGAGCTGCAAAGGCACGGCAGCAAGCTGATGATGACCTCCGCAAGTTCGAAGAGGGCCAAAAGCAAGACTTCTTCAATGAGGAAGAGGCCAAGCGGAATGCACAGCAGTATGTCAATGGTGAGCGCCCACTTCCTAAGTCTCCTCGTGGCATAGTCCACTCTGCAATCTTTGAGACTTACGGTTCGCAACGGCGATCAGTAGCTGAACTTGATGCTGACATTATGAAGGCACTCGATGAAGTTCTGGCTGCACCATCCACCACTGTTGAGCGTAAGAGAGCTATCGTTGCCTATAAACAGTCACTCACGAGTGGTAAAAGTGTTTTAGACGGTAGTCCTCTCAACGATGTTACCTCTCTCATCCGGTCAAAATCTCTTAACTTTGAGTCAAAACCAAAGAAGAAGGTAACAAAACTGTCTGCTGCGAAAGAGGCGGGTAAGATTGCCAACCAAGAGGCCCTTGCTGACCTCAAAAAAGCGATGGACAGTGATACATCAATAAGAGCTGAAGATAGGGGTGTCCTAGACAAAGCATTTAATGAACTATCTGGCCCATTGGGTAAGAAGCCAATGAAGACGGTCAATAGGATAGCAAAAGAGGCTAACCGCGATCTGATGAACACCAGCCTCTTCGATAAGTACCTAAAGCCTTACATTGATCGTGTGAAGGAACAGCAAGAAGACTACCAGAAAACGGTAGGATTTGACCTCTCTGGTGCTGAGTAAATCAAGGAAGCAAACAGTGAATAAGACAGCATTTGACTTGGTGCCCTTCTTACAGGGCATCGAAGCTATAAAGGCGTCTAGCCTCAGTAGTTCTGACAAAGACAAGGTACTTGCAGAGATGGCAGCGG